AAGGATACACAACATCACACATCGGGGTAATGCTTTACGGTTCACCTGATCGACACGATGCGGTGATTCATCACATGAAATCAAAGCCATTTCACAAAGCAACGGAGGTTCAGATTAATTGGCGGTCCTGGATCAAAGACGGTCTATATCCTATATCTTCAGAGGTCGGTAAATACGGAAATAATGAAAGGGTATTTTATCAGATGGACTTTAAATTGATTCACAGAAGCGAATTAACAATCAAATAAATCACAAATAAATGAAAACAAAAATCAAAATTTTAAAAGAATGGATTGAAGTAATTAATCCAACAGTATTAACTGACAAAACAAAAGCATGAAAACTAATTATCAAACATTCTTAGAAAATAAACGTCATTCAATCGGCGACTTCGGCTTCGATCCGAATTGGTTTCCTGAAGGTGCTTTCGACTTTCAAAAGTACATTATTGAAAAAGCCGTGCGTAAAGGTCGCATTGCTGTATTTGCTGACACTGGATTAGGCAAGACTTTAATTCAGTTGTCAATCGCTCAGAACATCGTTAATCACACGAACAAAAAGGTTCTAATATTGACACCTTTGGCAGTTGGTTTTCAATTTTTGAAAGAGGCTGAACGGATCGGAATAGATGACATTCAGCAAACGATCAAAGGCGAACATACAAAGAGGATAGTAATATGTAATTACGAACGATTGCATTACCTGAATAGTTCAGATTTTGTCGGGGTTATCTTGGATGAAAGTTCGATCCTAAAGAACTTTGACGGCAAGATTAAGAACCAAATTAACTCATTCATTAAAAAAGTGCCGTACCGTTATCTATCAACGGCAACACCTTCCCCAAATGACTTTATCGAATTAGGCACAAGCTCTGAGGCTTTGGGTTACATGGGTTATATGGATATGCTCGGAAAATTCTTTAAGAACAATCAGAACAGCGTTGACAGTAATAACCGAAACATCGGCGAAAAGTTCTACCTAAAGCCGCACGCTGAAAAAGATTTCTTCGCATGGGTTAATCAGTGGTCGATCATGGTTAAAATGCCGTCCGATTTAGGATTTTCAAATGATCGGTACAACCTACCTAAATTGATCGTCAACCAACACATTGTCGAAAATCAGTCTTTGATTGATGTAAGCGGACAAATTCAGATGTTCAATATCGTAGCAAAAAACTTTCATGAAATTAAGCATGAAGAAAAAAGCACGGTTAAAGAAAGATGCGAAAAAGCTTCTGAATTAGCAAGCGATAAAACGTCTGTATATTGGGTAAATAGAAACGATGAAAGCTCATTGATAAAGCAAATTGATAAAGATGCCGTTGAAATACTTGGATCAATGTCAATCGAAAAGAAAGAAGATATTCTCATGAACTTTGCAGACGGCAACATCGAACGCCTGATAACAAAAGCAAAGATGACAGGAATGGGATTGAATTGGCAACATTGTAATCATTCGGTATTTTTCCCGACATGGAGTTACGAACAATATTATCAGGCTATCCGTAGATTTTGGCGTTTCGGTCAGACTAAAGATGTTACTATCGACATGGTTATATCGGACGGTCAAACAAGGGTAGTCGAAGCGTTACAACAAAAGACGGAAAAGGCTATACAGCTTTACGAAAACCTAACAAAGAATGTTAATAGTTCATTTGAACATAGAACAAAAGAGTTTAATCAACAAATAATCAAACCTTCATTTATTTAATTATGGAAAACAAAGTAAAAGATCAGTTGATCACAGAAAATTACGCAATCTACAACAGCGATTGTATGCTGGTATTACCTACTCTGGGAGACGAAAGTATTGATTTGTCAGTATATTCCCCTCCGTTCGCAGGGCTTTACAACTATTCAAGCTCTGAACATGACTTTTCAAACTGTGAAAGTAAAGAACAATTCTTGAATCAGTATGAATTTTTGGTATCTGAAATCGCTCGAGTAACAAAGTCAGGAAGGATAACGGCTGTTCATTGTACTGATGTGTTCGACAATACTTGTCGCCTTTGGGATTTTCCACATGAGATCATTCGTATCCATGAAAAATACGGATTTGAATATCGCAACCGTATAACAATCTGGAAAGAGCCTTTAAAGGTTCGTATGCGAACAATGGTTCAAAGTCTTATGCATAAATTTATTGTTGAGGACAGTACGAAATGCTTTACGGCTATGCCTGACTATATGCTGATCTTTACAAAGAAAGGAGAAAACAAGGTGCCAGTAACACATGAAAAAGGGTTGCTTCGTTACTTTGGTGAAACGCCTGTACTACCAAACATTTTACAGGCTTGGAACAATGCGAACAACAGCGATCTGAACGCTGAACAGCTTTGGGATTTATTGAACAGAAAGTATAAGAACCATGACGATCCAAAAGGAAACAAGCTATCACACTACATTTGGCAGCGTTACGCTTCGGCTGTTTGGGATGATGTAAGGATAGACAATGTACTACCATTCAGAGATAGCAAAGAAGATGACGACGAAAAGCATGTACACCCGTTGCAACTCGATGTAATTGATCGTATTATTGAACTTTATTCAAATCCTGGCGAAGTAATATTAACTCCTTTCATGGGTGTTGGATCAGAGGTTTACAGCCCTGTATCGCTTGGACGTAAAGCAATAGGTATCGAATTGAAGGATAGCTATTTCAAACAGGCAAAGATCAATTTATCGTTCGCTCATAACCGATTTAAAAACGAGATCGAACAAACAACTATCTTCGATGCAATCCCGTAAACTATCATTAATTGAAAGTGCTATTCAGACCCTTGTCGGTCTGATAGTATCTTTCTTTGTTCAGATCATTATTTATCCACTTTTGAACATTCCGGTATCTGTAACTCAGAACATTATTATAACACTTGTATTCACCGTTGTAAGCATTATTCGGGGTTATTTATTGCGAAGGTTATTCAATAAAATTAAAGAGAAATGACACCAGAAAAAGCAATTAACCTATCATTTGCGGTAAAAATTCAATTACAAGCATTATTCGAATCACTCGATCAATTTCCAAAAGGAAAACATGATGAAAAGAAAAGAATTAATGACTTTTTGAATTGGCTGGAGCGCAATCAGCATGATGCCACATTTGGATTCAATACTAAAGAAAGCCAACAATTTAATGAGGCTGTTGAAAAAATCCATTCATTTGCGAATAGCATAAAATTAGTTATGGATCATTAATTTGTATCTTTGTAATAGTTACGCTTCCACAATATAGTAACTAAAGGGAATTACTGCCCGATCATTTGAACGCAACGTGGAAGCTGCAAGTAAAATGGTCGGGTTTTTTATTGCCTAAACGAAAAGAAATGAAAACAGGTTTTATACTACACAACGATAGTTTATCTGTATTGGATGAACTGACAAATGAACAAGCTGGAATATTGTTTAAGGCAATACGTGAATACAATCAGGGAAAAGAACCTGATCTTGACTTTGCAATGCGAATGGCATTCCTGCCGTTTAAAAATCAATTTGAACGTGATATTGAAAAGTACAACAAAACATGTGAAAAGAATAGGAATAACGGTTCCAAAGGGGGTAGACCAACAAAAGCCAAACAAACCCAAAAAACCCAATCGGTTAAATCAAAACCCAAAAAAGCCGATAATGATAATGATAATGATAATAAAAAAGATATATATAGAAGCTTCGCTCATCTATCTATTACATTTGACGAATTCGATAAACTATCTGAAACCTATGCAAAGCAGAAAATTGATAATATTCTTGACGAAATTGAAAACAATGCCAATAATAAGAAATACACATCCTTATATTTGACTGCAAAGAATTGGCTAAAGCGGAATGAACCTGATCCGGAAACGGCAATTGTTGATCCTTTGGTTGAATACGTTCACAAACAACTCGGAATAAAATGAAAGGGGATGCAATCAAATATCTTATTGACTACAAAAACGGGAAAATAAAAAAGGGTTTAGGTATAGACTGCATCCTGGATGATCACCTTCGCTTCAAACGTAAACAACTGAACATTATTCTCGGTCATGACAACGTGGGAAAAACGTATTGGATAAATTGGTATTTCCTAACTTTGGCCGTAAAGCATCAGTTGCGTTTCTGCATTTGGTCCGGAGAAAATCAAAAGGGACAAATACTCAGGGACATGATTCAAATGTACATTGGTCAAAAGTTTACCGAAATAGATGAGCAAAAAATAATCAGTACGGCAACATATTTGGAACAGTACTTTGAATTTTTGCCAAATGATAAACTTTACAAACCGACTGAACTATTGAAACTATTTGAAGAAAGCGAATGCGATGTTGCGCTCATAGATCCATTTACGGGATTGGATAGGCAAATGACATTTGAAGGAAACTATACTTTTTTGAATGAGGCGAGGCAGTTTGTGAACAGAACCGGAATAACAATATACATAAATACGCATCCGAATAGTGAAAGTGGAAGATCAGGAAACCTTTATCCAGATAACCACGAATGGAAAGGATCATTAAAGCCACCATTGAAGGACCATATTGAAGGCGGTAAGGCATTTACAAACCGATGTGATGATATGTTTGTGATTCACCGATTGATCAAAAATGAATCAATGAAATACTTTACAATGGTGAACGTGGAAAAGATAAAAGACACCGACACTGGAGGACAACTGACACGGATAAATGAACCCGTTTTGTGTGAATACAACAACGGATTGGGTTTCAAAATTGCAGGGGTTGATCCTTTACGATTCAATCCATCGGCAACATTTCCGGCAAAGAAACCAATTTCGCAGTATATTAAACCGAATGATTTACCATTTTAAAAAACCAACATGGCACAACTTGAAATACTAAAAGCACAAATCGACATCCAGGCATTGATTCAATCTTTGAAATTATCAATTGAGGAAGTCACACGAAAGAAACCGGAAAGCGACTACATTCCCGGAATGACTAAACACCTGAACAACATGATTGATGTAAACCACGTTTTGCGGGAAATGGAGCAGGAAATTAAACGGCTCAATCAAATGAATTTCAACTATCACAAGGTATCAATGGATTTGAAATTCGAAAACGAAAAACTCAAAGATCAGGTCAAACATTTAATGGAAGGGATATGAAACGATGTAAAAACTGCCGGGATCCATTCACTCCGATCCGTTCCACGTTGGAAAAGTACTGCCAAAAATCGGAATGCATACGGGTATGGGTTGAAACCGAAAAGCAAAAGGCATGGACTAAAAAGAAAAAACAAGCGAAAGCGGAAATGTTAACGGTCCAGGATTACGTTAAAATGGCTCAACAAGTCTTTAACTCCTACATTCGGAAAAGGGATTCCGGGAAACATTGTATTTCATGCGATACGAAACTATCAGGAAAGTTTGACGCAGGGCATTACTTTAACGCAAACAATCATTGGGCGGTGCGCTTCGATGAGAATAACGTACATGGTCAATGTGTGCATTGTAATCAGCACAAGCATGGCAACCTAATTGAATACGGTGTAAGGCTTGAAAAGTTGATCGGTCCGGATGAATTCGCAATCCTGCGAGAGGATGCCTACAAATTGCGGAAATTCTCCATTGATGAGCTGAAAGGAATCATTACCGAATACAAACGAAAGTTGAAGGAGTTGTAAAATATTCCTTTCGAATAGTAGTATATTAAGTTTAATTAGTTATATTTGTAAAAATTAAAACAGTCAAATCATGAATCAAACGAATCAAAAGTATCTCGCAGCCTTCGTTGAATTGTACGGGGAACTGCAAACAAATCCGAAAGTACATGTATCGGATCTCGCAAACAAGCACAAAATCGGAAAGCAAGTGTTTTCTATGCTCGTTCAAATGGGAATAGTTTCCAGAACGAAAAGCGGAATGACATGGATTGGTAAAGAACCGAGCATCCAAATGGTTATTCAAATCCGTTTGGCTATCCGCCAGTATCACATTGAACTTGATAAGAAAAAGAAGGTTCAGGGCGAATTGTTCAAAAAGTCGAAGCCGAATCACCGCATCAGGAAGGAAACGCACATCGAATGGGAGCAACGAGTGAAACAACAGAAACCGGAACCGACTGACATTCCGATTAAACAACCTTTACCTGATAGCTCAATGGTAAGCGAATTCATATCACATGAGCATGTTGAAACCAAACAACTGAATTGGTTCCAACGAGTAATAAAAGCAATCTTTAACCTTTAATAAATCAAACATGGAAACAATTATTGTAACAAGCAAAATGAATGCAGCATTGGAATCAATGGATACAATGTTCACATCAAGGGAATTTTATGATGTTTATAGAAACATCGGAGGAACTCAAAACCACATCCATTCTGGAGCATTACGAACATACCTTTGTTCGGTAGCAAATCAAGCGGAAGGATCAAAAAAACTTTGGATTAAAAAAACAGAATCAGTTGAACTACCAAAACCGGAATCGATAAAAGAACCGAGTATAGTTCAAAAGCATTTTGATCAGCCATTGAATCACTTGACTGAACAAGATTGCATTAAATTCCTAAAAGCAAGGGGTTACACAATCACAAAAATCGTTGAATTTTAATACATCAAACATGAAAAAACAAACCGAAACACAAACATTCGAGGATGCGATTCCAAAGCCTCAAACCATTTGGTACAAACTATGGTGCGCAAAGCAGGAAATTGGAAAGATCACAAAGGGATCAAACAACCCATTTTTCAAATCAAAGTATGCTGACCTGAACACTATAATCGAGGCGGTCGAACCAATCCTGCACAAATACAACCTTTTGTTATTGCAACCGATACAAGGGAATCATGTATGCAGTCAGATAATTGACATTGAAACGGGTGAACGCATTGAAAGCTCATTGGAGTTACCAAACATTCAGGATCCGCAAAAGCTCATTGCTTCCATAACTTACTACCGAAGGGGATCATTGCAAACGATGTTGAGCCTCCAGGCGGTAGATGATGATGGGAATGAGGCAAGTAAAGCTGTAAAGGAACAGAAAACGGAAGTATTGACCTTAAATGAGAAGCAATTCATTTCAGCAGTTGGCGCAATCAATGCCGGAAAATATACGGTTCAATACTTTTTCGACAAGTATTCCTTAACTCCCGAACAGATCAACGTATTAAACGAACTAAACGCATAAAATCATGAAACACGAATTCATCGCCAGAGCATCGCAAATGGGTGCGCTAATGACTAACCCCCGAACGAAGGGAGAAAGTCTATCAGAAACGACAAAAACGGCAATTCAGGAAGCCGTACTATTCAACAAGTACGGAATAGAAAAGCACATCACATCAAAAGAGATGGAAAAGGGAACGCAAAACGAGGAAATCGGGATCGAAATGGCATCGCAGTTGTATGGTTGGTTTGGAATAAATGAGATCGTAAAGCAAAGATTGTTCAATGATTACGTTTCCGGGGAATGTGACATCCTAACCGATTACGTTTTAGCCGATATCAAATGCCCGTTCAAAGGATCTAATTTCCCATTTTTTGAAACCGAGGTCCCGAACAAAGCATACTTTTATCAGCTTCAAGCATACATGTGGCTATCGAACCGACAAGAAGCGGAACTACTTTACTGCCTAACGAACACACCTGATCACATTATTGACGATGAAATCCGGAAAGAGATTTGGTATTGTTCAGCACAACCGAAATATCGCAACATGAGTGAACTTGAAATCGAGGAAATGTGTGACGATAGAATCCGGAAACAACATATCTTTGATCATATCCCTTTGGAAAAGCGAGTGAAAAAGTTCGTCATCAAAAGGGATGAAGAAGTGATTGAGGCAATGAGGCAACGGATTGTACTTTGCCGGGAGTATTACGATTCAATATATGAAATAGCATAACGATTTGCAGATTGGCGGTCGTTTTAATGCCGCCAATGTGCTGTTAGCACCAGTACGGATTAATTAACTAAAAACTAAATAATATGCACAATTTTAAATTAGGAGATAAGGTTTACCACCGAGCAGACGCTGCGCCTTTTGAAGTGGTAGGAGTAAGAAAAACAACTGTTGAAATACAAGGAGATTGGTCTGGTGGAACTCACAATGTAAATCAAAAGGCGTGGGTTAATCACACAGAAATTCAACCTTACGATAAAACTAAAGTGAAATACTATATTGATGGTAAACCGTACCGTAATGGACAACCACTAACGTAGTATTGGTGCTAACAGTCGCATAGGCGATCGCTTTAGTGTCGCTTATGCTTTGTTATCAAATCAAATAAAAACAGAAATATGACTAAAGATCAAATAAACAAAATATTTGACAAGCAGATTAAAGAAGATGAAAAGTATAAAATTCATAAAAAATTATTTAACCTGACTTGTAATTTTACAATTGAAGATTGGATATTTATTAGAACCGAAAAATATTGGAAAACAATAGATAAACTTCCATATGATCAAAAAAAAGAATATACACTGACATGTGTGGAATACTACATTAAGCATTTAAAAAAAACAATTTAAAAACAGAAATATGAGTGAAATAATCAAAGTAACCGGAAAGGTTCACAGCATCGGAAAGGAGCAAATCGTATCCGAGAAATTCAAAAAACGTGAAATCGTATTGGAAACAACGCAGGGCAATTACAAGAACCATCGAGTGATTCAATTCACAAACGATAAAACGGGGCTTCTGGACAACGCAAAGGTCGGAATGGATGTATCTATCAACATTAACTTAAAAGGTCGCTTATGGACCGGAAATGATGGAATAGAAAAATGTTTCAATACAGATGAGGGATGGACCATTGAACAAGTAGGAGCCAAACCAATGCAAAACACATCGGAAAAGATGCATGCATCCGGATTGCGTGGCGAAATAGCGCAGGATCACTTTGATCAGCACATGTATGGGAACGATAATGACCTATTTTAAGCGGAAACCATGACATCAAAAGAACTTAGTAACATAAATTCGATTGTCAGGAAGATGATAACGGATCACATGACCAAAAATGGGATGTCAATAGCATCATTCAGCCGTGAAAGCGGTGTGCATCAATCACAGTTATGGATGTACATGAACACCCCGGACAACAAAAAGGGGCTGCACTCATCGACAATCGAGAAAATCGGGAAATATTTACACAAAAACTCGTAAATTGAAGCCTGAAATGCAACAATGCGACAAATACATAAATGGTGTGCCTTCTCAATCGTGGTTGGCCACCATTGTCACGTTGGAAGTTGATGACTTTGTGATGATCGGATTCGCATGTGATTACTATACGGCTACAATTCCGACAATATGCATTGAAAACAAGGTAAACGAAAGCGAGATACTCCAGGTTTTGCGGAAAAATCATATCGGAATTCTTTGGTCACATCACATAGGACAATACATTTACATCGCATTCAGTCGCAATTCATTTGAAAATTAACTTACATTTGTATGTTTGATGTTAGGTTTGGTTAAATAACAATGGAGGGGGTGTGATGTTGGTTTTGTGATTTGACGATTATGTAGGTTCTCCTGCATCCCCTCCAAACCAAACGATAAAAACGGGAAACAATGAAAAAGAAAATCAAAATAGCACTTGGACTTTCACTCATGCCATTATTCGCATTGATATACTTTGCAGATAGGGCATTACTGATCATCCTTCCGCATCTGGAACAAAAGAAAATCACCCATTGGTTCGAATCAAATGAGGCAATGACCGGATCTTTCCTTCGGATGTTATCACTCGGAACAATTACCGGAACGTATTATCTTCTAACTTGGATATTCTAAACCACAAAAACGGGAACAAATGATGGCATACGATAAAGACAAATTACATAAACAAGCCATTAAGGCAATAACAGAAAACAACCTTTACTTTATCGAGGACATTATCACAATGCTCCCATGCTCAAAGGCAACCTTTTACGAATACTTTCCTTCGAACTCGGACGAATTGAACAAGATAAAAGAGATGATTGAGATGAACAAGGTCGCTCAAAAGGTCAAGATGCGTAAAAAGTGGGGTGATTCCGACAATGCAACCCTGCAAATGGCACTCATGAAACTCATATCAACTGACGATGAGCGCAAACGATTGGCGGTGTCCTATGTTGAAAGCAAAACAACACAAACAAACGTGGACCTTTCCGGGCTATCAACTGATGACATTTTAAACATCCTGAAGGAAGGTGATGAGGAATGAACGTAAAGAAGCGGTCAAAGAGTTATTGCGGTGCGAGGCATCACGAAGGATTTTATGGCAGTTTTGCATGTATTACGATCATGAGTTCTTTTCCAAAAGACCATTTCTTAAAGATATTGCAGATGGTTTTCAAGCCATTGAGGACAAGGAAATAAAATCTTTGGCCGTATCGATGCCACCGAGGTCGGGAAAATCTTACATCACATCACTATTTTGTGCCTGGACCATTGGTCGAAACCCGGAAAGGTCAGTCATGCGTAACACATGCACAAGCACCCTATATCAAAAATTCAGTTACGATGTTCGGGCAATAGTCAAATCTGATAAGTTCAAAAAGGTATTCAGTAACGTGATCCTATCCGATGACAAATCGAACCTTCAGGGATGGAACACGAATTCAAGTAAGCAAGTCGGGTATTTTGGTGCAGGGGTTGGCGGAACTATTATCGGATTCGGAGCATCAAACGTGGCAATCACCGATGACCTTTACCGAGGCATTGAGGATGCACTATCTGACACGGTGAACGATCGCATTATTCAATGGAAGGAATCAACACATGATTCCCGTTTTGAATCAGGATGTGCCCGTATCGATATCGGAACCCGTTGGTCCTTGAACGATGTGATTGGTCGCAACATGGAAATGGGAGCATACGATCGGACTGTGATTGTTCCGGCAATCGATGAAAACGGGAAATCCTTTTGCGAGGATGTCATGACTACGGATGAATATCAAACCATTAAAAAGCGCATGGCTCCTGAAATATGGGAGGCTGAATACATGCAAACACCGGTCGATATGAAAGGTCGCCTATTCAATCAGCTTAAACACATTGATCAAAGCGAATTCGAAGCAATAAAGGATAAGATTGAAGGTTGCGTTGGTTACATCGATGTAAGTGATCAGGGAGCCGATTATACTGCACTTGCTATTTGTGCCGTAATTCAAAACGAACTTTACATAGTTGACTATCTCATGACACGAGATAACACCGATATAACGATCCCTTTATGCGCTGAAAAGTTGACCAAATGGAAAGTGACATATTGCCGGGTTGAATCAAATTCGATGGGTGCAATGTTCAGCCGTGAGCTTCAAAGGAACACCGGAACAAGAATCCTCCAGGTCCACAACACAACAAACAAAATGACACGCATCATCATGCAGTCGGCATTCATCATGTCACGGTTTAATTTCGTACGAAATGGGGATAACATGAGCGAACTTTTCATCCAAAACATGGTATCATTTAGCAAGGAAGGAAAGAACAAAAACGATGATGCTCCCGACTGTTTAGCAGGTTTATCAATTTTTGTGCAGTCGATGTTTAAAAATTTGTCGTAACTTTGATTAAAATCTAATCAAAAAATGGGATGGATTTAAACCTTTGGGAAAATTTTTTCGGCATTACGTTCAATCGACAAAACAGATTCATCAATCAGGCGAATCAATTAATGCCGTACTCAAATCAAATTTGGGGTGTTAAAAAAGCCGTATGGATTGACACAAATAACGCATGGGAATGGTTTATGACTATTCCTGAATTAAGGGCGGTAATCGATAAACGGGCATCGATGATGGCATCAAACGAGGTGAAAATGTACGATGCCAACGGTGAGGAAATCACTGAGCATTGGTTCCTGGACCTTGTAAAGCATCCAAACCCGGTTCAATCATGGTCCGATGTCGTGTATTCCTTATCGGTAAACGATGCACTTTATTCAAATGCGTTCGGTTATTCACCGGTGCGATCCTTTGACATTCGCAATATGTTTGTTCCGTTACCTTCCAACAAGGTGCAGATATTGACATCAGGAAAGACTTTGAAGCAAATGGATGTCGATGGGCTTATTGATGGATATCGGTTTGAATACGATAATAACGCATTCGAATCACTCGAATTGAAGGATGTGATATACCTTACAACGAATGATGGGATGAACCTGATCAGGCCAACAAGCCGAATCGATGCGCTCAAATATCCATTGAGTAACATTAAAGCACAATACAACAAGCGGAATGTACTACTCGAAAACATCGGAGCCATTGGTATCTTATCAGCGCAGAACTCCGACATCGGAGGGGCAATCCCAATGACACCGGAGGAAAAAAGACAAATCCAAAGGGATTGGTACAACCGATCTAAAGACGAGGTGATCATCACCGAATCACAAGTTAATTGGCAGTCGATGTCCTATCCGACACGGGATCTCATGCTATTCGAGGAACTGAATGCGGATAAGATAGCCATTATTGACGCATACGGAATGAACGTCAATCTGTTTTCAAGTGAGCAGGGAACAACCTTTACCAATGTACGGGATTCGGTTCGTATGGTTTACACCGATACGATCATTCCAGAAACGCAACAAATGTATGATACTATCGCACATCAAATGGGGTTGGATAAGCAAGGCATTTCGATTGTCGCTGATTTTAGTCACCTTCCGGTGTTGCAAGATGATGAGCAACAAAAGGCACAAGCAATGAATACACGAGCCGATGCGCTTACTAAAATAATCAATGCCGGAGTGGTGTTGAATGATGATGAGAAACGAGCATTGTTAAGAATATGAAAGGAAATAATTATCAAACCAAATCGGCATCCGAAATAAAGGATTTAGATAGTAGCAAAAGACAAGTTGCAATCTATTTGGCAAAGTTCGACAACATCGATGCTGATAATGACATGATCAAAAAGGGATCATTCACAAAGTCGATTCAGGAACGAGGTCCGGAAGCATCATCGAACAGACGTATCGCATACCTACGATGGCATGATTGGGAAAAGCCAATAGGTAAATTCTTGAGCTTATCGGAGGATGACTATGGTCTGTTTGCAGTTGCTCAATTAGGGCAATCACAAATAGGTGAGGATGCGTGGAACGATTACAACGATGGAATTATCCGTGAACATTCAATCGGATTCCAATACATCCAGGACAAAATGCGTTGGATCGATGACATGAACGCACCGGCACAAGGGTATTGGATGATTTCGGAACTAAAGTTATATGAAGGATCAGCAGTCACATTCGGTGCAAACGAGAATACGAACGTGGTTGAGGTGATGAAATCGGAACAGAAAATCGAAAAGGCTGTAAAGATATCGGAACAAATCGACACCTTAATAAAGGCACTCGCAACCGGAAAAGGTAGTGATGACCGTTTATTCGAAATGGAAATGAAAGTGAAATATCTGAACTCACAGTTGTTGTTACTTGCTAAAAGTGAGCCGATCATTAAAGATCAT